AGAGAGCAATACCGCCTTCAGCCATGCCTATATAACCAGTCCCTACATCACCTATGGCATTAGCAATGTATTCTTCAAACGTCTTAAAAAGCGGCAATCCTTGCTCCGCTCTGGTCTGGTTTATGTCAATTAAAAGCTGATCTTTGTTGCTTTCAATATCTGACGGGTCGAAAACATCTGTCTCTTCTGGGACAGGCGTGCCATCTGGGTAAACCTTAATGGTTTCTGGCTGAGTTCCAGGTGGAACGTAGCCTGGTGGAACTTGCGGGTCTGTAAGGGGACCGCCAACGTTTGATGGCATTGCTTCGTAATTCAAATAGTTGGCGCCACGAGCACGTTGTTGTTGAAAGCCTCCGGCAAGTGGGTTGGCTATATTGCCAAGGAACGCTGACTGAGCAGTGGCTGGATTAACCCTTAGGCCAGGATTCATTTGCTGTAGCTGGCTAGGAGCAAATCTTTGCATTGAACCAGGTTGATTAAGAATCTCTTGGGTTCTTTGCTTCGATTGCTCTCTTAATTGTTCTGTGGTTGCTGACATATTAACACTTCCACCTGCGTCTCGCCTGACGCAATCTTGAGTTAGGATCTTTTGCCGCTTTCGGAAACTTCTTCATCTGTCCAGCAGATCGAGCACAAAAAGACTTCCTGCGCTTTGCCCTCTTGCCCGTAGGCTTATCTTCTGTTACAGCCGTCTGCAGTTTACTACCAGGATTTGCTTTACGATAGGCCTTTACACCTGCTTCTGTCATCCCCGCGCCTTCTTTTGTAGGCAGATAATTAGCAGATTTACCCTTGGTTGTCTTCGGTATTGGGTTTTCGCGCTTACGCTTAGCAGCCCTAGACCTGCCGCCTTTGACCTCACCGCCGCTGCTAAACTCTTGAGCATAACGTTTGAACATCAGGAGTACCTTGTTTTCTTTCTTCGATCAGGCATTACAGCGCCACATCCTCTGTGGTTTCTTTTTGTGATAAGCCCGCCATCTTTCGCGAAAGTTTTCACCATAGTCGGTTTGCCACCAACCCCCTGCTCCTTGGATCTCTTACGCTTGACCGCGCTAGATCGTTCAGACTCGCTCATGGCTTTTGCCTTTGACCTAGGCACACACTTGGGATACTTGCGCTTTGAGCCTTTCACCTTAGCACGTCCGCAGGCTTGGAACTTACCGTCTACCTTTGGCGCCCCGATATCAACCCAATCACCTTTCTCGCCCTTGCCGAACCATTCTTTCAAGCTCATGTAAGCTTCGTCCTTGGCCGCTTGCCGGACAACATGCCATTAAACCCTCTCGGATCAATCACTCTGGCCCGCTTAGCAGCAAACCCACCACCATTCATGTTTTTAGGCTTTGGCCCTTTGAAGTCTTTACGCTTCACTCCAGAAGGGTCTTTGATCTTGCCTGCACATATCTTGCTGGCATACGCATTTGCGTAAGCTGAAGGGTAAACATCGAACTTGCGTTTAGCTGCAGCCTTACCTCTAGGGCATAGTTTTGTCATGAACCTACACTCACTACTATATTGCCGTTGGTTATTACCTGGACCGCGCCCACTTGGCCTGTCGCCTCAAGCGGGTCAGTCGCATATGGCAACTCTTGGGACAAGCTTATCCAAGCGTCACCGTCGTATACTTGTAACGTATTAATCGATGTATTCCAAATCACATCGCCAGCGTTAAACTTAAACGTGTCTCTATCTTTCCTTGAGAACTGCGGCGTGGAATCTGGATCAAACGAGTCCAAACTGAGTTCCAGAAGCCGTATTGTTCTGTTAAACGTGCCGCTGTCTACAGAGACGCCGTTCTGAGCAAAAGGCAAACGTCCTTGTAAAATCTTGCTCATCTTCGACCATTAGGCTGTAGATCAAGCCTTGTACCACCAATCCTAAAGCCAACCCCTAAGCGATCACCAGTGTCTCCATCGTCATCTGATTCAAAGCGAACAGCAGCTTGTCGGCCTCTAGCACGGGTATCAATCTTAGTAGTGTTTCCCGTAAACGCTGTCGTTTGATCCGTAGTCAGTGATTCGCCTGGGAAGTTGCGCGCTTTTAAAACAAAGTTCATGGTCTGTGTAGCGCCGGAATTACCCGTAAATTTAACGTCAGGTATGCACCTGCGGATAAACTGAAACTCTTCGCCATCACCTAGGTCAAAGTCGGCACTTTCAATAAACACGTTGTCCATTGGCGAGTCTTCATCATCAAACCCTGTTTCATGGCTAAAGACATAGTTGCTGCTACTGGAAGTGCCCGTTGCACGAGGAAAGCTTTCTATGCCTTCATCTAGCCAAGCAGTGCGCGATAGATTGCCTATGGCCCACGTCTGCTCGACATAGTTGTACGTTACATATCGATCAATCACAGTTGAGTCAGAGGAGCAGTAAAACCAACCTACTTCATCAAACTGCTTGTTCACAAAACCAAAGACCTGAAAAGCCTGCGCTTCGTTAAAGTCATCCAGCACATAAGACCTGACGCTACAGGGAACAGGTTGAACCGCGCCCTGGTAAGAATAGAATCCCTTCTTGTCCATCCAAAACACGCCTGATGGCGTATTTATAGCTGCGTTGGGTCCAACTAAGCTCACGCCCTCGTTAATCAGATTTAACCCAAAAGTCAGTGGCGCGCCAATAAACTGCAAACTGTACAGCGCCACGTCAGTCCAGATTAAAGTTTCTTGCCTTGCTCGAAGGCCACCAATAATTTGTGATCCCGCAGAACAGCGCAGTGAACCGGCGGTGTTGGTTGCCGTGGGAAACCATTCTGCTGGGTTTTCTTGGTCAGAGAAGGCAACAAGCAAAGGGTCAATAGTGCCTGTTCTGGAAGTCGCTGCGTCGTTTATTGGGTCTGCGCCTAGTGCAATGACGTGTCTATCCACGTCGGATACCAAAACTTGAAGGGCGGCTGTCGGCGTAAAGTTAGCCCCTGTCAGAGCGGATATGTTCACCGCCCTGTCTGTGCCTAGCGTTTTTGCGCTGGTATCCCAGTAGTAAATACCACCTGCACGAACATTCGCTATCAAGTCTTCGCCAAAACTATCCATGGACCACAGACGTAGTTGGTTAAGGGCGCTAAGAGGACTGCTAGAACCCCATCCGCCACTTCCCCAAGTGCTCGCGCCCCAGCCGGTGCCGCCCACAAACACATCAAGGCCGACATTGATCTGATACGCGCCCACCACTGAACTTCCGCCATTGCCACTGTCACTACTGTTGGCGGTTACGGTAGCTCCAGAAGTGTCTTTGGCGGTGATCACATACACGTTGGTGCTCGTAATCGAATCAATCTCGTACTCTTGATTCAAAACAGCAGCGATGATGTTGCCGCCAAGGGACGCTGCACCTGAGAAAGTTACGAAGTCACCTTTAGCGGCGCCGTGGTTGCTGTCAGTTACATTGATTGAACTTGAGCCGTCAGTTGCGCCAAAAGTTACATCGCCAGCAGAGGTAGTTGCTCGTATAGGCGTTATGTCGCTGTAGCTGTTGTCTGACTGAATGTACAGCTTTGTTCTTGTTCCAAGGCCTAAGAGATTTGTACCATCAAGGGCCGTCCAACCAAAAAGCTTTCTGCCTGTTCCGTTAAATGAAGCGGTAATGTATTTAACCCACCCACCAATTTTTTCTGGCAAGCCCTTGCGAAAGCGAACTAGGTTCCCGTCGAACCAGCCGCCTTCCGCCGTATAATCGGTGCCCTCTTTATTGATGCCAGGGTTAAATATGTATTTTTGTAAAGGCATTAACGATACTCACCTGTGCGGATCATCTCCGTTACTCTAACCGCACGGTTACCTACTTGGGAAGCCCAACGGCTATCCATAAACTCATCTGCTGCGATGTCAAACTGCTCACGCGACATTGCCTCAAGAGCCTTTACAAAACCGCGCAACCTAGTCAAACCAAGGTTAAAGCAGATATCTACCATCGCGTCTTGTCGCGCTTCGTTCATGGCGTTAAACCAAAAGTAAGCATCCGATAGCTCGTCTTTCACTCGCGCTATGTCATTCGCCAGCAAGTATTCGATCTCATCGTCAGACAACCCAAGGCCAGACTCTGAAATGTTTCTGCCCACGCCTATTGTCTCAAAGCCCTGTGTACATTTGTAACAGTACGATTTAACACCTTCGTGCAGCTTCAACATGTCGATTAGCTTAGTCATTTATTTTCCTACGCCTTTGACGCGCTCAAATGATCTAGCACCACCTAGCCCTAGCATCCCAAGAAGCAGAGGCATCATTACACCGGCATCGGCTTGAGGAATGATTAAGCCAAACCCTGCTGCGATAGGCGAAATCAGGAAGTTCACCATTAGCCCTAGTACGCATGTATAACCCGCTAACGGGCGCCAGGACGATTGGAACCAATTGCCCTTTGCGTCGAGCTTCAAAACTTCTATCTGCTCAAGAGCAATCTGCTGCGCGTGACGCTCCGACATGGTGGAAATTTCATGGGCCAAGGCATTCTTCTGATCCTTGTCCTCAATGAACTTATCCAGTAACCCTGTTACTGGGCCGACCAGTGATGCAACAATGCTCATAATCTGTCCCTTATTCGCTATTCTTCTGGGTAGTTACGCCCAAACCCAAACCTTTTTTCCGCCCCAATACTCTATCGCATGACCTTCATCGATAAGAATCTGGCATATGCTGGTGCCCTCAGAAGTCCTTGGGACACCCAAAATACGCCCGTACTTGCCTTTGCCTAAGGACTCTATTTGTATCTCGCCAGAACAAAGCTCTACAAGCCGTGCTTTAGCCGCCAGCCCTAAGACCTTCTCAGCCTTGTTTCTGGTGCGGGACTCAGGCGCGTCAATGCCTGCGAGCCGAACGCGCTGCTTCTTGAGCCACACGTCAAACCCCAGATCAATATCTACGTCTATGGTATCGCCATCAACAACACGAACTAATACAGCTTTGTAGTGATACATCTTATTTCCTGCTTGACCACGCTTGAGCGCCGAAAAACGCTGCCAGTATACCCGCAACAGACACGAAATAGACCGCAGCCATATCACCTAAGATCTTCGCGGCTTGAGACAGCCCGAAAAGCTCCGATGCGACCACCAGCGACGGGTAAAGAAGCATCCCCCACAGCGCAAACCAACTCATGGCGCGTTGTGCATCCGCACGCTCATGGTGAAGCCGTAGCTCTAACAACTCTTTGCTAGTTTCTATTTCTTCGTCAGAAACCACGCCGTCGCCATCGGCATCGTATTCAGCGTACTCACTACCTTCTTGTAATTTTTTAGCTGCCATATCAGTCCCATG